AATCACAAGAGGGGTCTTTGCGTTGATATACGCCGCGGCAATCTGGTTTGATTCCGTCAGTCTCCGCGCCATATCCTCGCGCAGCGCCTCCCACCTCTGCCCTCTGCCATACTGATTTATTAGCCATGCTTCAAATTCTTTTTTTGTGTATTTCCCTGCCTGGTATGCCGCATATTCTTTGGCGTACCGGTGGGAAAACTGTTTAAAATAGTTTCTCGCTTTGCCGTCAAGTTCCTTTCCGGCTTGTTTATATACATCTGCTAACCGCTTTTCTAACTTTTGCAGCTCCTGCTCTGTCCACTTGTCGGATGGATACATAGTTATTCATCCCCTTCCGGGTTATCTTCCGGCGTATCTGGTTCGGGTGGCTCTGTGTAGCGGTTATATGATTCTTCGTCCAACTTTGCCAAAATGTCCGGCACTTCTTCCGGTGCAACAAACGGTAATTTTTTCAGGACGGTTTCTTCGTCCAGATAATTAGCCGCCTCAAGAATCATGTCTGTACGCTCTTTCTCGTTACTGATTCTGTTCCGCTTAAATTGCGGTTCGTCGTCAATCCCTGCAAGCTCCAGAATTTTCTCAATCGCATCGCCTACAAAGTACTCAAAATCATCTGCATTATCGTCTAATGGTTGATATGCCGCGTCTATATGGTCGTTTGTTGCTCCGGCGGCTATGGCGTGCACATCCAACGCCCCGAAGTCCTCATAAATTTCTGACCGCATCTGCGTGAGAAACTCTTTTCTGGCGGTATACGGCGGCTCTTGTGTGTATGCCTGTACCTGCCCTTCCTCAGCCTTTGCGATGTGCTGAAACTTGAGCCGGTCCCTAAACTCTGCCAGCTCGTCATCCGTCATACCGTCAGCGTTGGAAATGAGCCAATACATCTGTGCACAGTCGTCTAAATCATTAGCAAAACCACTTTGTACCGCATCGTAGGCATCAATCTTTGACTGCATTCCCCTCAGGGTGCTTATATGTCTTTTGTTGCCAAACATCGGCACAATAGGGAGACTGCTATAATTTTCTTCCCCGATGATTTCGGGTTCCAAATTATTAGCAACCTCGACTCTTTGTCTGTATGCCCGCTTGGGAGCGGTCTCTTTTAATTCTCCAAATTTACTCTCTGCGCTGTAGGTTGTATATCCATCTACTTCGTATAGCACGACCTTAAACGGTTTCTGCTCGTCCAGTTGCCAGAATCTTATGCCTGCCATCAACGCTCCTGTGTCCTCGTCCCACATCGGGGCGAACTGCGTAAAAGGAAATTCGTGCACGTGGTCTACATTCCAAAACAAGAAGGACTGACCGTGAATTAATGCATTGTAAGCCGCCTCTTTGATTCTCCTGTCAAACTGTTTGCCCAGTTTATCCTTGACACCCATGTCATTAAAAAAGACGCCGTTTCCTAGGCTGTACGAACAGCGTTGTGTATTTAATTTGTGAAAGAAATTAGAACATATCTGTGCGTTAGACGAGAAATTATCTATCTTTTTTTGACCTAGCAGAGTGTAGTAAACACGCTGAAACTGCAAGATAGTCTCGTTTTCCTGTGCGTCATACTTGTCCGCCCTTAACGCCTCTTTGTATGCTCCTGTACTCTCGTGGAATTTTATAAACTGATTTATAAATTGCCCTTTGTCTTTTGCGGCAACAAAATCTTGATATGATAGATACATTGTTATCACCCTAGAATTGATTTGTATTGTCTTGATTGGCTGCGCTTGACGAGTTTTTTTGTTTTTACAAGATACCTGATAGCATCCATTGCGTGATCTGACTGTTTTATAACTTCGTCCCTTCCCTTGTCAGCCGCTGTTGGGTCCCATGCATAGATACCGAACTCCTCAATCGTGTGCGTGCAAGACGGGTCAAACGATAACTTGTCTTGTGTTAGCATCGTCTCAACGTCTGCTATTCCATCGTTAACAGTGTTATCCGCCTTTTTGACCTTATGCCCTCTACTGCGTAGCTCCACGATGAGAGCGGCGGCGGATGGGTCAACAATCACTAAATCATCTTTCTGCCCGTTTAGTGTGTCCTCTAGTCCTTTTACTAGCTCACTGACCGGCTTCATTCGGTTGTTCTCTCTGCCAGAATAGTAGTATTCTTTTATGCAGTGCCAGTTACCGGTATCTACTCTTTTTTGCCAGACCAGGAAGACGGTAGCGTTTTGCATACCAAAGTCGGAGCTAACAATTATCTCTCCGCTGGTCTTTGCTTTGCAGACGTGTCTTTCCTCAGAAAACATATCGTACACAAGTCCTTCTGCCACTGCCCATTTGCCCAGTATGTAGCGTTGATACCTGTGTGTCCCGGAGTACTCTTTTATTAGCTCGTCTACTACCGCCGGAGGCAGGCAGCCATCGTGTATGTTGTACGCCTGTTGGAATATATCGGCATCGGAATCCAGAAAGCCTTTAAACCAGTGCTTTTGCCCCGCCGGATTGCACGTCCCATCAAAATGACTGTGTGACGTCCTGAGACGAGATTTTAACATCTCAAATACTTCTTGGTTCCACGTCGTTACCTCATCGCCGTATGCATACTCAATCGTTGCTCCCTGTATCCTTGCAACGTGCTTTTTGTTGTCAGCACCTAGCGCATATACTTTTTTGCCAAATAGCTGTACCGTGTTGTCGCTCCGTATCTCGCCCACCAGTTCCTCGCCCCAAATCTCCCGCATGGGGTCAAGTATGTTGCGTTGTAGCGTGCCTCTGGTGTTACCAAGCATCACAGCCAACCCTAATCCTTTTAGATGTGTCAGGCGCTGAGGAATTACGATCGCGTAGTCAACAAAGGATTTCCCGGAGCCTGTCGCCCCGGTCTTTACGTTCCAACGATGGTTACAGCCTTGCAGGTATTCTGTCTGCTTGCTAGTCAATGGCACTATCGACACCCCCAAGAATCTCAATAGCTTTTGCCAGTGCTTTATCGCTTGCGCTTTCTGATTGCGGCTTATCTCGCCACTGTTCCGGCTTTCTGTTCTTTAGCCAGAATATCTGTGCTGTTGTATCCGGCGCAACGTGCTTCTTTGTTACTTTTCGTTCCGTCATTACTCCGCCTTCGTACTTTTCGCTCGTCTCCTCGTAGCTGTATCCTAACGCCCGTTGCAACAGGCTTTTTTCCACTTGCCTGTCCACAACATCTTTTCCCTTTTTTAAGGTATCGGCTAAAATTGGAAATTTTTTCTTCCATGTATATAAGGTATCTGGGTTGATGCCGATGTTTGCCGCAATCTCTTTATCTGTGCATCCATCTCGTGCCCATCCCTCTAGCTTAAGTAACCCTTCTTGGGTCAGCCACTCCTGGTATTTACTTATCCCATTTTGGGGTCACCTCCTAAATACAACCATAACCCCGTAAGGCTTGTTTACGGGGTTATATGAAAGGAAAGAAAATATGGAAAAAATCGTTTACGCCAGTTGCATAGCGCAACTAGATACAAGTATAAGGAATTGCACCTTAACAGCCGCCGGGGTAAGACTAATAAGCGGCTGGTCTCTAAACACTTGTAGACCCGCAACCTGTATGGAACGTAAGGCACCGTGGGATAGGTGTCTTACGTACTCTCTTTTACGCGGGTGAGAGTTTACACTTTTACCACAAAAAGATGAGGAGGTTATGTCTCACAAAAAGTTACCAGTACTCGTCCGTACAAGTGTATTGTACGACATTTTTTAAGCCATGTTAGACAAACATAAAAAAGAGAGGGAGATAATTCTCCCCCTCTAATATCCCGCATATTTCCCAGCCAAATTGGCGAAAGCACTAAGCCATCTGCGTATAGTCATTTCTGCATATCCGAGCTTATCCGCCGCCCCCGCTATCGTGTATCTATCTTCGAAATATACCAGCTGTACGGCTTTCATTCTGTCCTCACCGTTGTCCATCCCCTCTGTCTGCTTTATCGCCTTGTTAATAGCGTACATCCACAAGGCCGACTGAGCTGTGTTTTCTGCAATCAGTTTGTCTGGGTATTTTTTCACCTGCTTTACTGCGTGCCCGTACCAATCATGCTTAGGATTGCTCATCGTTCTATCTCCCCGTTTCTTCCAACTTTTTTAAACCTCACTCTTTGTAGCGCGTCAGGGTACTTTGTTGTATTGACTCCCGAAAAAAATTGTTTTAAATCTCTACTCCATGTAAGCTGGGAAGGTGTAAAGTCTTTGTATATCACTTCTATCTCAAGAGACTCGGAATTTACTACAACGTCCGTTACGATATATAATCCTCCTTTGAAGTGCCTGTATATACAACCAGTCATTTCTTCTTTCAAATATTGAGCGTCCTTCTGAATTTCCATTACGTCGGTAGAACGCCTTGTATCATATACAGCAGTTAACATCTTTCTTCCTCCTTTTAAATATACTCATTTCTTTTTTCCTTTCTTGTCTTCATGCTTCTATACGTTTTTTCACTTTACAAATAAACTTGTTATTTCCTCCTGTTT